CCTTTAAACAGAAAGTGTTCCCTTACGCTCTATCTATAACTATATTCAACCTCATCTTATTCATTCTCGTCGTTCACCTTGTTCGACGTCTGTCGATTCTTCAGACTTCTCTTCATCAGATTGGAAAGCTTTCCCCACCTTAGAGAACGGTGTATCTTCGGTGATAGCAGTTATGACATGAATGGGTCGAACATCAAGTATTTCTGGTTTGATGAAATCACATTCTTCATCTGGGTACGTCATTTCAAAATTCTTGATGATGTTTATTGGAACGGGTGGTGATTGCTCAATGAGGCGATCGTACTCAGCTTTACATTCTTCGACAAACTTGAGACCATCCTTCTTACGTTCTTCACGTGGAAGAGCTAACATTAACCTGATATTACGCGACAATAGACCGTAATACAGTGCAGCAGTTCGATGATTCTCCATTAATTCGTTAATTTTTAAGAATTGCATCACGGTCGCTATGAGTCCGGCAACAAGATTAAGACCACCAATCATAGCAGGAACACTTCCTTGTATCGAATCAGGAAACTGATTCTGGGCAAAATTGGCCGTACCTGTGATTGTTGAAAGAACAATGACTGGCAATGTAAAACGCATCGAAAGAGTTTTGTACATGAGAAAGGCTCTATGGTTCATGTACCTATAACAGGCCGAAGCCTCGCCCCATTGTCTCAATATATTTTCATGTTGATCGTTCCACGATTTTTTCATCGTCTACTATATATGAACATAATCTTTGTGATTCACTTATTTATGCTGGTGGCGGCGGTGATCGTACCCATGTTTGTCAAAGATGTTCGATGGCTTGAGATGTATTCCTTGTTCATACCATTTGTATTTTTTCACTGGATAACTAATGATGACACGTGTTGTCTTACGCAACTCGAGGTATATCTAACTGGTCAGGAAAAATCGAAAACTTTTATGTCACGAGTTCTTGACCCAGTGTATAATGTTTCAGATGACGCGTCTGGTAAAATTATTAAGTTATCCGCTTTTGCCCTTTGGATGTTGGTTCAGGTAAGACTTGGTCGCATTAATACGATCATGGGGTTTAAATCTAAATGAGTCGAAAAAATGAATAGATACTTTCCAGTTATAGTGTATAATCATACATAGAGCATCTGCTATATCATGTTCACGATCGTACGGTATTTCCTCTATGTATTGTCTGGCTATTCTTACACTTCTTTCTTTTCGTTCTTCGTAGTTTAATCCATCCATACCAAAGTGTCTGTGGACACTGAGTGGAGATATCAAAACTACTTTATCCATGAAGATGTAGTGCAGTAACGCCTCTATATTATTCATCCCAGATGGTGGTTGTCGTTCTACGAGGATCACGTCAGCTTCTTTAAATATATGTTCATATTCTTCCACAAATAAAGATATTATAACAGCGGCATCATTACTTTTACCTACATATTTGTAGTCTCCTAAATCAACCTTTTTCAGATATTGAATTTCTACTCTAGGTCCATGACATAATGCCATGACCAGGCCCATGTTCGTATATCCGATATCGACCCCCAATATTTTCATGGCTTATTATAAAGATGAAGATTAACTATAAGCTTGTCAATTCTATAGTTCTTCTGTCTATTCCCGTGATCATGATTTACGCCTTAGTGAGGAATCCAGTCGAAGTGGAGGTTCCTGTTCCAGTCAAAGTGCCAGTTCCCGTAAGGGTTGAAAGTCAACGGATGCCCCCAGAGTATAGGGGTCCACCCATAAAGAAATACAAACCCGGACATTTCCAGCAGATTGGTCTGCTTTCAAACGAGGCTGGTGAAACTTTACCCCTCTATGGCCGCGAAGTTCGTAACAGGCGTGATCGCTATCACTATCACACAACCACCCTTGGTGATCAAATTTATCCCATCCCAGTTTCCATTGATGGCCGTGAATGCACAGAAGACATCGGTTGCCCCGAGCTATATGGTGGTGAACAGGTAACAGTATACGGACAGGATGGTGTTTATACTGTTAAGACGTACCGGACGGACAATTTTTTCTAATCAAATCAAATTCTCTTAGTGTCAAAGTTCCATTCTCTCCTCGTCTCTGATGATGAAGAGCCTTGATCTTCAGTAACTGAAGTAATGTTTCATCATCCAAGTGATGCGAAAAATTCCGCTTCGCTTGAATGTCGTCAAGTTGATTGTTCTCTTTTAGAGCTTGTATATATGGCCAGGTATATCGCCGCAACTCGTTAAGTTCCCCTCTTAAATTTGCCATCTCAGGAAGAAGTACTTCTCGTATGAGTCGGTTCGTCTCTGTTAGATCTTCTTTATATGACATAATTATATTTCAAACATTTTCTTTATCAATATTAATGGACTATAAGCAGTTGAAGGAAAAAGTTAAGGCAACTGGTCAGCGTGTCACAAAAGATGTGAATGGTAGACGTATGAAATTAACCATGAAAGAGTTGCGTAAAAAGGTTCGTAGAAACATGGAAAATCGTGTTAAAAATGCAAAACAGACAGTTGGTATGTGCAAATCTCTGTTAAACATGGGTACCAGAGCTCCTCTCCCACCCCCACCACCTCCTATGAAGCGTGTTGTTGCCTCTCGTGGTGGTAACGTGCGACCTGTGATGCCAAGAAATCTACTCAGAAACCTTCAAGGTGCTTTGAATCGTAGAGGTCTTAAACAAATCGCAAACCGAAACGCGAGGACATCAGTCGCTTAGCTTTCGTCATCGATGGTTGACTCCAAAGTAACCATCTAGACCAGAAACCGGCGGTATACATACCGTTTTTAGACCAACGTTCTTTATCACTCCTGTCGACGCTCAACATACGCCTGTGTACATCTTGATCGCCGTCTGGAACGTTTCCTCCGTGACGTTGAACATATAAACGCATCCGCATTGGATCTTTATGGATTGTATAGTCAGTATAGCCTCGACCACCAAAGTCTACTTTGCGACCATTTTCGAAGATCGCTCTGAATTTCTTTTGGGGGTTGGGACTCTTGATGAGTCTGACCTTCATTACTATAATTAGACAAGTTTATTCTGCTTGAGAATGATGTAAGAGAGCATGAGTACCTGGACAACCTGGAAAACAGTGAGGCCAAAAGGCATCTTGGGGACAATGAGAAGCTTCTTCTCGACGGGTTCGGCCTCAGCCTCAGTCTCGGGCTGGTATTTTTCGTAGCAGTGGGGCATTTCTATATACTTAGAAATTAAGCACCTGTGCAGGAAGGACAGGTGTAGTTTTCGACCAACTTCTTCTCCTTACCACGCTTGAGTAAGAAGAGATGATCATACATGTGGAGAAGAGTTGTCGCCACAAAAATAATAATAGCTGGGCGGTTACCTAAGTTCTTCGTCGAGACAAGAATGAATAGGAACAATGCAATAAGGATAACTTGCACCTGGGTAAACATCATATTTATAATACCTTGATATTATTTATGAAGTATTGCACGGTGACAAGTTATATGTCGCGGGGTCCAAGTGTCCTAAGTGACAACTTGTTGTGTGCAGAGAGAAGACTTATACGTACCCTGTATATTAAGTGTATCAAGAGTGGTAAAAAGCCTCATCATTTTACAGATTGGCTTCATCGAAAGTATGGCCAATTGGTAGTCGAGAGAAAGAATACACTTGGAGATGCAATATCCTTACCCTGTGTATTGTGTCGTAAAACTCTATCAAAGCATGGTATAAAGTGGACGGCACACGATGGATATAAATGGGTACATAGTAACGATAATATACCCACTAGATCTACAAACAAACAGAAGAGGTTGTTAGGGTTCAAGTATTAATATCTGTGTATATCATATGACTTACGTACTAATTTTTATGTTGATGGTAGTTTCTATAGGTTTAATCATATTCATTAATCTTAAACCCAGTGAAGATAAACCGGTCATTACTGAAAAGTCTGAAAAGTTGCCACTTCCTCCCCGAGTGAAACCTTCGACGAAGACGCGGGGATCTGGTGAACTTTTAATTACAGGTTACGGTACAGAGTATTACACCAGGAGATCTAAACTTGAAACTTACATTAAAATTCCTGAAATCTACAAATGCGATACAGACGAAGCTCCTGAATATTGTGAAGTTACCGATGTTAGGGATAAATTTGCTTTTGAATACGACTTGGATAAACCCAGTGGTGATTCGTTTTATACCAAATGTTCGGATGGTTCACACGACTGTTGGTACGTAGAACAATATGATGATGAAGGCACTTTAATAGGTATAGTCGATAAGGATGGTGTGTCTATGTTAGATGTTATGGCCGACGACTTATGGTCCGATAAATGGGATCTTGAAAATGCCGAGTTAGTAAAACAAACCGTGAAAACGGTTGAATACAAAGATGATAAGTTAATCGCTAAAAAAGAATTTCGTGGACTTAAAGTCGGAGACACAGTTACTGTTAATGATATAGAACCTGCGATATATTTTGCTGGTTTATTGATGTCTATGAAACTCGCCGGTTTGGAAAAACCCGAGAAAATCACGTTAAAAATTAAGGGTGCCAAATCTAATTACGAAAAATTCAAGAAAGTTAGAATTGGTTAATCATCTACCTGTCCACCACAAATCGGATGGTGCGAGTTCATCTGGGTAAAGATGATTCCTGCAAACTGCCACATACATGTCACTTCCTCCAATTAATTCCAGTTGTTTATCCGGTACAATTCGTTTGGTAAACGGACCGTATGTTCCATCTTTACACACCATACACAATGCTGACAACTTTACAACCTCACATGCAAGTGGAATACAATCGATGAGTTCACCAAACTTTCTTTGAAACGAGTCAGCATCCAAACCTGTTAGTATGATTTGTTTCTTCTGATACAGACAATGTTCCACAAATTTTTTCAGTCTAGGGAAAAATTGTGCTTCGTCGATAGCTATGATATCTGAGTTTTCAAACGCCTCCCTATCTAAGAGGCTAAAAAGATCATGGACTTTGTGACAATTGAATTTTACATTATCATGTGTTTTCAAAACTTCATCTGGTGATCGCGTATCTTTTGCTGAGTTTACCACGATGATTTCCTTTCCAAGAACTTTCAGACGCTTGAGTCTTCGGATAAGTTCAGACGTCTTACCCGAAAACATATTTCCCATAATGATGGAAAGACTCATATCTACTAAATATAATGTTGTATTTTTTATATGGGTATCGCCGTTCATCGAGCAGTTTTTAATGGACACGAGGGTTATATTAACCCCAGGACGGGTCGTGTCAAATTTCAAGGGATAATATTTCCCAACATTGCAGCTGCTATCAAGAGTTTAAAGTAGGTTCTTTTTGTATAATTCCACCCAACTCGTGACGGTGGTCTCATCCTCATAACACCAGGGGTACATTTCCTCATCATATCCTCCAAAATGTATGGGTTCTATACCCATATATCTACATATGCCGCAGTCTATGTTACTATCGTCTATGATAGTATCTATATTTAAAGAAGTACACACATCAGCTTTACAAACTTCTTGGGAAGTGTAGCTGTTTGTCAGAATCAAGTCGTCGAAAAGTCTGGGAAAATTATCGTCTAACCATCTTTCTGTTTTGTGTCGTGCATATTCCTGACGACCCGTAATTGCATATAGTTTGGATGTTTTTGGTCGCATCATCTGAACAATTGCACGAGATCCGTGTATGGGTTCTAAGTTATCAAAGGTACACGAGTTATAAAAGTCGCGTACCATTTTTGTTGATTCTTTTTGGGACAAATCGAAGATATTTCTATACACATACGAATATCTTGGTTTTGAAGGAAGTTTCAAATTATTATGTTGAGCCATTGGTTTAAGAAACTCGACTAAAACTTCATCTACATTTACAGCCACTCGATTCATAAATATCTTTATGACCTTTTCTCTAAACGGGTATCTTTTTCTGTTTTGAGTTTTTTTAACCGTTCTAGTTCACGTTTAAAATCTATAATTGCATAAATGCTTAGTGTACTAGTAAACAAAATGGTCTTTGTCGCTATATGCATACACCATAATAGAATAATTTCTTTATGAAAGGTAAGATGAACGACAAAACTCTTGTTTTCAGTTGGTGGTTATGGGTTCTAGCAATTCTTTTTAAATTAGGGTTTACATCTTATTCACCGTTCTTGCCGTTATTGATTGCACTCGTCGTTGCAACATACTTAGTGGTATTTAAGTTCCGTCGTGAATATCACTGGACAAAGAAGGTAGCCATTATATCTTTAGAACTACTATTTACGGTGATGAGTTATTCCCCCAAGTCTATATTTGATACGACAGATCTACTGATCACTGTTATGATAGCTATGATGTACCTATTCTATGTAAACTTGAATGGTACAAATGTTTACGAGTTGTATTTTAAAAGATTCCCCGAGACACACAAGGGTGAAACTTTCATGGAACACCTAAAAAATCTCAGTAAAAAATAAGATGCCTCTCGGCGATGATCAGATTACTAAAAAAGTTGGTGAACTTCGACGAACTAAAGGCAAAATTTATGCACCACTTAAATACTTCAGAGGACTCAAAACGTTGGCAGAGGTTGAGACTCGTTACAAGAAGATGCTCAAAAAAGACTATGGAAAATTTAAGACGGACAAAGGCCAGAAAACGAAAACTTCTTCCTACACGCAAAAGTTTAGAAAACTGTATCCGGGAGTCAAATCCCTCCCTGAAATTGCTAAGGCTACTAAAATTCCTTTGAAGACCCTCAAGACGGTCTATAATAGGGGTCTCGCCGCGTGGAGAACCGGGCATCGTCCGGGAGCCTCTCCACAAGCGTGGGGATACGCTAGGGTTCATAGTTTTGTAGTTAAGGGGAAGACGTATTACACGGCGGATAAGGATTTACATTAAATATATCTCCTTAGAAATGCTTTAAGATTCCCGTTACCTTCTGTGACATCAGGAATTTTGTTATCATTACCATTAACATGCTTATTCTTGTGATGTTCAGTAATGTATTGCAGTTCATTCAGCCAAATCTTTACGGAATTCGCATCATTTATGTCTAGTGGGGTAGTTTCTAATATGTCATTTCTTCCAGCGAACGGTGGGATTTTTAATTTTTTTATAAAATGAATACGCCTAGTTTTAAGGGAATGTTTATAGGTATTCAAATACCTTCGAAGAAGATCGTCATTGTTTCCACGTTTTTTTGGTTTACACCGTGTAGTGTTCAGTTTGTTCTCCATTTCAGCTATGTCAACCTGGTCAACTCCTGTACAATCTGTATATTGGAAGAGAAACATGGTTTTAAAAACTGATAGACCTTCAGGCGTCAGGTTGAAAAATTCGGTACCACCGCCCTTCTTGACGTTGTATGGTTCAAGCATTTTTTTAATCTCATTATCGATATTGTCGATCTTACTACTGGGAACCCTAATGAGCATTTCAACTTTCCATGGGACAGATACACCTGTTTTAAATTGACGTACTCGTTCTAGAGGATTAGATTTGGTCGTTTTACCTATCTTCAAACGACCACTCTCGTTGGTGTTTGAAATTGCGTAGATGTGACCATACGATTCTTCCATTTGAATTGTATACCACGTACACCTTTATATCATATTAAGAAATTCTAAAAACTGATTCAGTTGACATTCTTCTTAGCAACTTCTTTATGACATGGTACACATAATAAACGTAAAACCGCATTATCTTCATGAAATTTATACCATGCATCTTCAAAGTCTTTATCTTCTTCTAAAAATGCATCAAACTGTGAAATGTCGTTATTCAACTCTCCAGATTTTGTAAATTTCGTAGGTATACTACCTTTCCACTCGTGTTTTAAAAATGCGTTTTTAAGATTTTTAAACGTGAAAGGCTTTTTATGGTCAACCTGCAGATCATGAAACAGTTGACTACATCTTTCACATATTGGTGGTTCATTGTTTTTGAACTTTTGTATTTGGGGATAAATTGCGGTACGCATAGCATTATGTAGTTTATCTTTTTCTGACTGCTCGGGTGTAACTATTGTTTTTTTGCAACAAGTTTTTAAAGAAAATGTTCGTATACCATCAGTATTCACTACACGAAATTCAAGGTGGTTTGTTATATTTAATCCAACTTGAATGTTAATAATATTACTAAAACGTTCAGTGTTATAATCTGGATGACGCTTAATCATACTACAAACCTGTTTATATAATTCTGGGTATGCACCCTTTAACATCAATGGACATAACTCAGTGTCTATAGACTCAACAAGCTCTTTATGTTTTTGTACTCGCCATTTTTCAGTTGTCTCTTTATTAAGCCATTTATCTTCTGTAAATTGCATATATAAAGAATTCCTTCTTTTCTTTAAATATGGCCAACCGAATTTCTTGGGACGACTACTTTATGCAGACTGCCGAACTCGCATCCATTCGCTCTCCGTGTGAGCGACTCAAGGTTGGTTGTGTCCTTGTCAAGAATAACAGACTCATCAGTATGGGTTACAATGGTTTCCTTGCAGGTACTGACCACAAGTCCATTGTAAGGAATGGACATGAACAAGCGACTATTCACGCAGAGATTAACGCAATTACAGATGCGGCGAAGAGGGGTGCCTCCATCGATGATTGTGTGGCGTACGTGACCCACTACCCATGTATAAATTGTTACAAAGCACTTGCAAGTAGTGGTATTAAAAAGATCTATTACAAAAATGACTATCGAAATGACCCCACTGTAGAAGAATTGGGCTATGGAATATCTCTGATAAAGTTATAAAATGCCGTGTCCCATATGCACAGGAGCTCTCGTTTCGAAGGCCGCAGCCAGTGCTGCTGCTGTGATAGGTGCTGCTAAACAAGTAAAAAAGTCTCGAAAAAAACCTAAATCTAAAAATAAGTAAACATGATACTTGTAGATCAGATACTTAGGTACCTATCTAAGGATATCATGTTACCATCTAAGTGTTATGCAAAAAAGAGAGAATTAGTGTGTAGAAAAGACTGTTGTGACTGTAAAATATTCTGTAAGAAACCACCTCCGGGGTCTATACCCGCAGTGGTACTATTAAAGAATAAGCCCAAGTAAAATGTAATGAACGTAGACAATATTCCCGTACATATTAGAAGGATAATCCAGGATCGTGAACTATCTATGGCACAGAAGATGGTTGCGTTCATGGCATTTATGCCGTCACTCCCAGCTGACCCTAAGAATGATCAGGTCTGGGAGGACAATATGAAGGTTGGAGAAACAATCAAAAAGATGATAGATGAAGGTAAGTTGTCCCTGAATGGGTTCGATGAACGTGCTAGACTTCGGATAGTTCAAGAGCCTTGAATAGAAACCCTTGTACACATATTACATGAATGAACGCTTTGAACAGTTCATGCTTGATATATACTTGATTCCATATGAAGCATGTACACGCTATACACGACCATAAGAATACAAATGGGTCTGATGCATAGATATTAACATACACTATAAGTGCGGTGTTACAGGTAATATCATACCACTTAACGATTGTATTTTTAGGAAACAAAATGTGAAACAACAATCCATTGTTAATTACCGTGTATGATATCCATGAGTTTGTTTGAATATAGTGTAACATATAAGGTATCAAACCCATTGCACATATGTGATAAGACTGCAACATACAATACATTTACTTATCCTCTTTATCTTTGTTTGGTCGAATGGCCCACTTGTTTTCTTTGTTAAACTTTTCATAATCAATCTCTTCGATTCCAAACTTATCCATGATAAACTTCTTGATGGGGTGAACACCCTTTTTAGAATCTTCATTCTCTTTTTCATTTGGTGGGCGACGCCTTCCCTCACCGGGTGCTTCGGCGGGTTCTACAAATTCATTCTTCTTTGCTTTAACTGCGATTTTTGGTCGTACTAAAGTAGGCTTTAAGGTAAACATTTATAACAAGGGTTTCATTATCTTTAAATATTAATATAAAGTACTATGGTTCATCTAGATCGAATACGAGAAGAAATCAGGGTTTTAAAATTGGGTAACGAAAAATTATTGTCAGAGAAGATCTTTTTGGTCTTTACTCGACGTTTAGATTATTTTAACTCCATACATTTGGGTTTATCTCCAGAGTCGCGTATTATAGACGAACTGGACATGAAAGAAGAGGAGTTATTGAATGAGTATATTGATTTATTGAAAGACAATTTCCCATGTACATACATTTTATGGTCAAAGAAAGGTTAATAATGAATGACGTTTCCAGTTGCCAGTGCCGTTTTGGCAACCCCGAGTGCAACAAGTCCGATACCGATTTCCGAATATTCCATCTTGAGGAGTCTACCAGCAATAGTCATTGGAAGGACCCAAGATGTTAGTTGAAAGAGGCTGTAGTTCACAAGATCCGGATCTGGGAGAGCCGCTTGAACTTTGACAGACCTCACGGAACGTTTTTTGATTTTTCGCGATTGTAGTTTTACGGGTACTTTTTGTGTATAGATAGGTTGAGTAATAGCCAACATTTATTAAAGTATTCGTTATATCTTTATCTTTGTATATCACAGGATGGGAAGAAACAACTATTCCTATAATGGAATGCTTTCTGTTATCACACGTAAGCCTATTTTTAGGTACAAGAGTAGACAGAAGACAAGTCAGGAAGTAGTGGATGAACTACGTGGTAAGCCAGACAACCGAAAAGTTGATAGTATTACTAACATTATATCCAGACTTTTCACGATACCGGAAGTGTATCTAGAAAGAAATAGAGCTGGACCCAAAATAGACCTCAATGGTAATTCA